TACTTTTTACAGAATCCGCTGCATTAGACAAACCATTATTCATGCCCTCTACAGTTGCATATTCCATTTTATCCGTTAAAGCATCTGTAAAAGATGATGAAAAATCTTCTGCTATATCTTTACCAGCTTGATCTGTTATTTTAACTGCATTATCAAAACCTTCTTCTAAAATATCACCAAAAGAACCTTTTATGCCCTTTTCGGAAAATTCTTTTATTAGTTTCCACATTGTAGAAAAACCATTAGCTACTTGGTCAATTTGTGCTTTTACTCTTGTAAATACAGATCTAAATGCAACGCCAACTAATCCAATTGCAACCCTCAACGGTGCTGATGAATTATAAAGATCTACAAATCTATTTTGCAAACCAACAACAACTGGCGCAACTTCTGACCAATTCTTATATATTATGTATGCAACACCAGCCAATGCTGCAGCTATTAAACCAACTGGTGATAATAAAGCACCAACAATAGTGGTTAATGTTCCAAATAAAGTTAAAAGCGTTGGCAATGCAATTGTTAAAACACCTACGCCAGCAATAATTTTTTGTGTTGCAGAATCTAGGTTATTGAATTTATTAAAAAGATTAGTAATAAAACCAGTTAAATCTTGAATCAAAGGTAATAAAGTAGTAAGTAAAACACTACCCATTTGTGCAAATGATTCTCTTGCTGTATTTAATGATTTTTTTAATTTAAATGATGCACTTTGTGATGTTATATCAAATGCTTTTTGTGTATCACCTAAAGTATTATTCATTTTATTGAATATCTGAGCAGCAGTATCTGCACCAGATCCTGTTAAATCTAAAACACCACGCAATGCTCTAACATTAGGAAATATTTTTGCTGCAGCATCAGCATTACCATCAATCCCTTTTTTTAAAGAATCAAGAACAGAAAGTAAACCCTCATCTTTTATTTGACTTCTTAAACCTTGTGCACTTAGTCCCATTTCTGCAAATGCTTCAGTTTGTGCTGGGGTTGTTTTTAATAATGCAGAAAGAATTGCATTTAATTGTGTTGCAGCTTGTGCTGCCGGTGTACCAGTTCTAGACATTGCAGCCATTGCTGCACCAACATCTTTAAACTCTAAACCGACTGCAGAGGCAGTAGGTAAAACTTGTCCCATAACGCCAGCTAACTCGCTAGATTCCAGTTTACCCTCTCTAACTGCTGCAGTTAAAACATTTGTTGCTTGTTCGGCTGTAAGGCCAACATCTGCATAAGCATTCATGGCTGATGTTGCCAAATCAGCTACATCTTTAGTTTCACCAAGACCTGCTGCACTGGCTTTTAATGACATTTCTAGTGCATTCATTGCTGCCTCACCTTTAAGACCAGCAGATGTTATAAAAAACAGTGCATCTGCAGCTTCTGAACTTGATATACCAGTTTGTTTAGCCATGTTTCTTACTTGGCCCTCAAATTCATCTACTTGATCACCAGAAAGCCCTACAAGTGCCTTAATTTTAGTCATTGACTTATCAAAGTCAGCACCCATTTTAATAGCTGCACCGCCACCTATTGCCATAGGTATGGCTAAACGTTGTAAACTTGCGCCAACATTAGCAACCGATTTTCCAAATGTTTTTACTCTTGCACTTGCTTTATTTAAAGCACCAGTTAATCCAGAAGCATCACCAGTAATGTAATAAATTAATCTATTATTTGCCATATTAAGAATTTATACAAATTTAGTAAATTCTAATCTAGTGATTTATACTTAATTTTTTTCAGCTTATCTCTAAATTCTTTGACTTGTTCTGGTGTGCTTTTTGGCTTGCCTCTTTCAAGATAAACATCTTGTGGTAATGGAAATAATTTATCTGGAACTATCATCTGACCTCTTTTTTGACAATTAACATTATAGATCATGGTTGCCAAATATCTAATACGTTCCCAATCAAGATTTTGTTGAATTAAATATGATTCACCTAACAAGTGATTTTCTTTCCATGTGTTTTTCCAAAAGCTGTCTGGATTTATGCCAACCTGACCAACATAGAAATCTAAAAGTGAATCAAAATCAAGTTGGCTGTTTACTTTCCCTTTTTAGTAGTTTGCTTTACATTTCTATTTAAACCAGCATTTAGATCATTACCTAAAATTCTTGATTCCATCATTGCATTTACAACTTTATCAAGTTCATCTGCATTAAAATCTTCAAGCCACATACCGACTTTAAATTGATTATAAGTAACTTCATTACCCTCTTCTTGATCATAAGCTAATAATGCTGAATAAATTAAAGATCTAATTACAGAAAGTGAAACACCTTTTTCAAATACATTAGCTATCTGATCCAAAGGAACATTTAAAATATCTGTAAAGTTTGCCCAGAAATTCATGCTAAAATGCATGGTACGATTTTTCCCACCTATTTTCAAAGTGTAGTATCCTCTTTTCTTGTTTGCCATATATATAAATTTAAAGGCACAGAGATAATCAATGTGCCTGATTAATTTACTTTAATAATTTATTATGAATTAGTTGCCTTGCTAATTGATCCAGTAACTGTAATCGATCCGCTGTAAGTAACTGGAGATTCCATTTCAGCTGACATTTCAACTGAATTTAAATAACCAGCACCAGAATAAACATCATCACCACTTGCAGCAGTTCCAAATTCCCAGTAAATTTTTGTTCTTGCAAGTAAATAATCTGCAGCTTCGATTGCATTGTTTGAATCATCATAAGCAACTAAACCCTCAAAAGAAATTTCACCTGTTCTAGTTCCAGCAATTACTTCATTGTAACCAGCTGAATCTTTAGTTGTTGCATCTGGTAAATCTGCTGATAAACTCATTGTTGCACTAGTAGAGTGTCCAATAGCAACTTCAGATCCGTCTGTTGAGTGAAATTTTAATAATAAATTAGTTCCGTTAAATACACCAGTTGTAGCCATTTATAATAATTTTAAATTTTTTGTAAATATACAAAATAAATAATTATACATCTTCCCAATTTTCAGCAATGTCTTCCCAAAACTCAAAGATGTTTTCCCAGTTTTGCCCATCTGCTGTATCTGCAGTAATAATTCTTGTTAATTTTATTTTAATATCAAAAGTTGTAGCACTATTATACTCAGCTGTTTCATCTGCACTTTCAATAAAACCCTCAGCTCGAATAATCAGTGGTGGATCAACTTCATTTTGTTTAAAATAAAATACTTGTTTAGTTCTTGTAATTAGATCATCTGCAAATTCTTTAAAGTTTAAAGAATCATTATAAGCAGTTAAACCTTTGATTGTAGCATCACCACCTCTAGCACAAGCAATAAATTCTTTCCATCCATTACTGTCTTTAGTGGTTGCATCAGGTAGATCTAAATTAATTGTAATTTGAGAACTTTTAGAATGCCCTACTGCCGTTTGGTTTCTAAATAAAAGTAAACTTGATGCATTTATAACAGGCATTATTCACTTGGTGTAAACTCTCCTGTTTCAATGTTTATAGATCCAACGCCATATTTTTCATTAATTTCTTTAGCGTTTTCTTGTTGTTTAACTTCAATTTCTTGGTATTGATCAACTAAATTATTAATTGAATTATATGCAATTACTCTTGCGCCTATTTCTCTTAATATAGCATCTTTATTTGCTAAACTTGATTTAATTTGATCTAATTCTTGTTCCTCTAGTTTTATTGGCATTATGTTAAATTTATTCTCCTAATTGAGATGTTATACTTGTTGGTGTTACTATTTCAGTAATTTGTGCATCAAGATTCGATTTCATTTCTGTTAAATCCATTTCTGATTCTATCCAAGAAATTACATTTGCTTCTGTAACATCTGCATAAGCAATAAAGTTTTCTGAATCTGGTGCTGCTATTGATTGTGTTCCTATAATAGTAGCAGTAACATCATTGCCATTATCTGCGGTATATCTCCAATGTACGTTATAAATAACATCAGATAAATCACCGTCAGTTGGCTTTCTGTCGACTGCTGCTATATTCCATGAATAAGTGTTGGGCATAATATTAATTTTTTACAAATATACTAATTTAATTATTTTCCAAAGCGCTTACTCTAGCTTTAAGAGAAACATTTTCTGCTTTTAATTCTTGCACTGATTTAATTAATAATGGCACTAATTTAGAATAGTCAACGCATTGCATATCTTCTGCATCTTTTTCACCAGTAACTGCGCCAGGAACTACTAGATCTAATTCATGTGCAATAACACCATAACTTCTGTCATCTTGATTTTTCCATTTAAAGTCATAAACATCAATGTC